ACAAAGACAGAGACAGGGATACCCATTTTTGTAAGCCCTCGGGGAAAAAAATTTGAGTCCCATGAGCGAGCGGTCAAGAATGTGAATCGAATGTTTCGGGAATCGACATACGGAGTACCAGTGCTTAGGAATAAGGCATGGGTAATGAAGGGGAAAGATGAAACCTATGGCAAATATGATAAGTACTTGTCGGGGGATTATCAAAAGTATGCAGATAAATTTCGTTTCTTTGTTATTCCGAGTGATGAGGAGTCTCTCACGGAACGAGTGCTGTTTACTTTGCGACAGAATTTGGAGCGCGGCTATATTTGTATAGGGCATACATGGTCTTATGGAGGGGCGGATCGCATAGCTGAATTGTTACACTACGACTGGGATGACCCAACAGCGGCAGTGTATTCAATGGGAGACTTGATAAATTGTGATCAATCGCTACATAGGGTATTGCTCGAGTTTTTCGTGGCACATGGAGGAATTTATTATAATAAGAAAAGTCGAGCATGGCCAATATATAAAAAAATGTTGAAGACCATCTTTGATTGGTTAATCACAAGGATTACACATGTGTATGCGGGGGTATGGATGGTCGTGTATGGAGGTGTACCGTCAGGATCAGTCGTGACTTCTCACGCAGATTCCTGGGTTTCCTTGTTATTATTCTGCCTGTGGTGTTGTTATGAGATATCACGCATTGTTGATGCAGAGGTGGCAATGGCCGCTACGGAGGCCTTGCTACATATGCAGTTGATTATGATAGTGTATGGTGATGATCTTATTCATCGATGTCCACGGGTATTAGAAGGGACGTTTGGTTTTGCACGTTATATAGCGTGGGCACGGCAGTTCTTTGACATGCATTTTAAGGATATTAAGATTGATAAGCCACTATTGTCGGTAGTTTCGGAAAGTGGTTCAGTGATCGATGATGGTTGTTCCTTTTTACATCGACGACTGGTGCTCAATCCGTGGAAAGGCGAAAAACAACCTAAGTTATTGGCATGGAGACCGATTTCTGACTATTCATATCGTCTCGTATATGGGCGTGAACCAGATCCATGCCGAAACGTTATGGATGTCATGTTGTCGGCAATGGGAATGGCGTATGATTCGTACGCAGCAAATCTTGATTCTTATAACTATCTGCGTGACGTATTTATGTTAGGCTTCAATTATATTAAGGTTAAGGTAACTGATGTGAATGAGGTGCTGTTTCGTCATTTTCAGGCGAAGAGGGGAGGGGACTTGTCGCAGTATCTCCGTAAGGGCAAGATGTCGCTAGAAGAACTGAGGAATGGGTTTCCTAAGCTGGCTGTACTTGTTGAAAAAAATCAAGTCGATAGAGGAAAATGGTCATTGCGAAATTTTCCTAATGAGGAAATGTCCATGTTCGCTGTTGATGATGATTTCTAAAGTGGAAAAATAAAAAGTGTACTTCGCCACTACTGATATGGGGTTTTCTGATTCTTAGGTAGAGGTG